CAGTTCAGTTGTCCCGGCTCCCACCTCAACTTTATTTCACCGGCCTTGTTCATCCGGCCTACTTTGAACTCTACCCACCCGCCCTGCTTGGTTGCGCGGAAGTAAAGATCAGGTATCCCGAGACCTGTACCACCTGAATCTATAGGCTGCAGTTTTATGGATTGATTCTTTAATAACTTAATTAGCCATCGACGTATCGAACCTTCGGTCATGATGTAACTCCTTCTCTAAGTCTTTCCACTCAAACTTCTCGACGTCAGCCCAAGTGGCGCCGACTTCAGGGTCAGCCTTGATTGGTACGGCAATCTTAATACATGACTCCATGATGTGCTGTTGTTCCTTACCAGCCTCTACGCCCTCCTTAGTCTTGGGCATGGACGAACCGAGTTCGTCGTGCACCGTAACGTGCGGATGGAGCACGTCCCATATACCGGCCTGATAACACTCCAACATGGACTTCTTTAATAAATCTGCCGCTGAACCTTGAATGAGACGACAATACATGGTATATGCCTTGCTCGGGTCTTTCAGGTGTGAACGGCGTTTCAAGAATGTCCTGATGTATCCGCGTCTCTTTGCCACTTTTTCAACTGCCTGTACCGTCGCTCGTACGTATGGCGCACGTGCATGATATATCTCAAGGATCGAATAGCAATAATCAAGGTCCCAACCAAACATCTCTGCCATTTTCCTGGCGCCCATACCAAACGCGACTCCGAAGTTAAGGTTCTTTGCATAACGTCTCTTTAAACTCGTTAGGTCCATGATGTACTGGTGATAGTCTACGTCTGGGTTATTATTATATGTTGCTCTGAGTTCTTCAGAACCGGGACCCACCGCAAAATGAGCCATGAACCTATACTCAATTTGGGAGTAGTCTATTTTTAACCACCAGCAGTCCTCGAACGGGATAAAATCTTCTCGACATATTTGTCCCCAATATTCATCTACACCCTTGGCTGGTTGCTGTTGTAGATTTGGATTGGCACCGGATAATCGACCTGATCTTGTTCCCTTTAATGCGCCGAGGTTATCGTTGCGCATGTTGAAGAACTGTGGGTGCATTAGTCCGTCAGGCCCCACGAACCTGACGTGTGAGCCCATGATGAATGTATTGAGGTGTCGCTTATGTCGCCTCAGTTCATATATCCTGTTGATCAACTCATTCTCGTCCTTGTACCTCTTATAGAAGACGTCAGTTATTGAGGGGTTATGCTTCTCAGTCTCAGGGTATATGATGCCGAGAATGTCGAACAGTTTGGCCACCTGTTGGGTGCTCGTATAATTGAACTCACCGTACTGAGTGAACAAGACTTGCTCCATCGTCTCAATCTTGTTCTGTATCATTAGGCCATTACGGTCGCGCTTATCCTCGTCAATTCGTACGCCTGTCTTTCGGAAGAGTACGAGGCACCGTATCAGCTCGCACTCGAGCTCGAACAGGTCCATCAAGTCTTGATCTACGAGCATAGGTTTTTGAATCTTAAATATTTCTATGGGTAAGTTCGAGTCTTCGATTCCGTACTTACGTACCTTCTCATAGGGCATCTTCCAGAGCCACCCTCGAAAGTCACCGCTCAAATGATTCTCTTCACAGAATATTTCGACCTCTGACTTGTACTTCTTCTTGTGCAAGTACTTGTTGGCCATGAAGTCAAGGTTATATTCGAGCTGTGTCTCGTCAAGGAGAGCCTCGGCTATCTCTATCGACGCGAGTGGACCCTTGACTTTGATTTCGTACTCTCCGTTCTCCAGCCAATCAACGTCATAGATGATGCTCTGACCTAACTTCAACTGATGAGGGGTGCCGAGCCTCTCACGCAGGTAGCGTACGTTCCTCTCGCGCTCCGCGGCGTCGCAGTCGTAGTGCCCGAGGTTGTAGTACTCTGCGAACCCCTCACCGTCGCTGATAGAGACGCCGAGTATCTTTCCACCGTCGCGATAGACGCCCGGACCGAGGGTCTTTAGGTCCGGATCGTACGTCTCGATGTCAAAGGAGAGTAACTCGGCGCCAGATAGGTCAGGATAGTTCATATTACTTTTCCGTGCTTATGTGGTCTTTCCTTATTAATCTCCATTTTATTTTCAATAGCTTTTATTATGTCTATTCCCATAGTTTGCGTTAAGTCAAGCGTGCGAATAATTATGTCTGCCATCTCTTCCTTAAAATTATCATAATCAAGAAGTCTGACAGCCTCTGATGCTTCGCTTACTTCAGTAATTATCAATAATAATTTTATAAGAATAGCTTCATAATCTTGAAAATTATTGGGCGTCTTGAAGCCTTTTTCAATTCGCCATGTTACTATATCTTTTGCGATTTTTTCAATGTGCATTTCTCGCCTCCGTTCTGCACTCATCCTTGCAGTATCGCTTCAACCAGTGTGACGTCTTGAACGTTGTTCCGCACGTTGGGCATGTTCTTTTCACCTTAGGTTTTCTTCTCTTGAGTTCGTGTTTTAAGTAACACGTGTCTTTGCAATATCGACGCTTCCCGTCATTCGTATCAAACGGTTTTCCGCACTCTTTACATATCTTAGTGGTAACAGGTTTCTTGATATAATGTGAGTGAGTCTTCCAAAATAAGTTACGGCAATCTTCATGACAGAACTTCTGATAAGGACGATAAGGTTCAAATACTTTACCGCAAAGACAGAGTTTATGCGAGTCTGTTATGCTGCGCCGCATAGCGTGTTGTATTGATTCATTACTCTTGGGTATTGTTAATTTCATTCATCACCTCTCAGATCATCGGATAATGTTTATTTAACATTTCCGTATCACTGAATCCGTAATATCTACAAATCAAGTCGTATAGATACATGACCGAAAAATAAATCAATAGATTCACTGATCGTCTTGAAGATTTATTTTCCCAACAACAACGGGTCAATCACATATCGACATCCGTTGGCACATAAGTGTATACCTTTGAGAGGATACATCTCACTTGCCTTACACCTCGGACATTTAATCTCTACTTCAATATCAGAATCTAAAAGACTTGATCGTGCTGAATCAAGGCGTTCAATTTCAAACATTAGTGTCGCCGCAGCAAGGTGAAGGTGGGGAAACTCGCTGTCTTCATCCCAGTACTCTCCATCGAGGTGCGCGTTTAGATGTCGCTCTATCGCGTTGAAGTGATTCGTCGGTGGCGTCGTGCGCCAGTCCTCCGTTGAGCCGTACTTCTCCGCGCCGTGCTTTCGTACCGCGGCTATCGCCTTAATTAAAGATGTGTAAATTAACGTGGGTTCGTACTTCTTTGAATCATTCTTACTCATCTGTGGCCTCCTTCAATAAAAAAGTTTCTGAGTCGCTCTATTTTGAAGCGCTTGAATAAAGCTACGTTCGCGCCGGTCGGGTCATAGAACAGCTTGAGCTGGTCGATGCACACCTCTACGTCTGCGACCTCTTCGCTGATCTTCATGTCATCTTCCTTGCCACGAACGGCCTTAGATAACGCCTTGATTAACTCAGCACACTCTTCAATCGCTACATCGAGCTGATGATTACGACCGAACTTCTCTTCGAGCTTCTGATACACCTGTTCGTTCGGGTTTGGCATACTTATTGCCATATCATCCTCCATTCTTCTTGATATTGGTTTCGCTTTCTCAGGCAACTGTTCTAACGGTTCTTGTACTGGACTACTCATTTCGTCCTCCATTAAAGTTTATATAATTATCGTATCCATTTCTTGACGTTGAGTGTATGATGTGCAGGTGCTTCTTTGTACGAGTGCATGCAACGTATAGACATCTCAACTCAGAGTCTGGGTTATACTCCATATTAGTACGTACTGCTCTTGTGAAGTCTAACATCAAGATAACATTATCTGCTTCACCGCCCTTCACTCCGTGGATCGTGCTCACCGTGATACGGCGATCACTTAAGTTTGTTTTATGTTTTATTAAGTCTTTATAATATGCTATCGTATCATTATCAAAATTGAGTAAATCGTACCAAGAAATTGATAAGTCAATCTTATCTTTTAAATATAATTTCAATTTGACTTCATCAGTATCTGTTAATGATCCACGTTTTCTTGCTCGCTCAAGAGTATTGATCGCGTCGATGTGCTTAGGTTCAAAGGACAGTACGTTCTTATGCATAAATACCTTAGCTCGTTGACGCAAGAAGTCGCGATAAAGACCAAGAAACCAATTGTTTCTACACAAGAAGTAATATGTTTCATCTTTGTTTAGTTGAACGTCTTCGAGCACGTTATAAAAGAATACATTACCT